TCTGCGTGTTTACGAATACTATCCATCAAGGAAGGAGCTACTCCATGATAGACCTGGTCTATGTAAAGCCATAGTTTGTATGAGGATTTTCCTCGTTCATGTTTCATCGAATCAATAAAGCGACTGACAGTATACGGGTCATTGTAAATCATCACTATGTTGGGTTGAACCATTTCCAGATATTCATGGATCTTGTTGAATCCAAATCCTTCTTCTTTGGGTTCCTCGTTTGCCGACGCATCATAGGAGACAATACCCTCTGGATATTTTCGTAACGAAGCGTGAGACGGATGGCGTTGAAATCCAAAGTGAAAGGTTTTTACTTTTGGACTGAGTGTCGCCAACTGTTTCACTAAGTTAGAGCTAACTTTAGAGTATCCAGTAGTTTGGTCAATATGCGTGCTTACTAGAACCAATCTCATTGTGTATGTAGAGAATCTCTCGCGTAAATCACAAATGCAGGTGAACTCTGCTCAGGATTGGTTAACACGGCATAAGAACCGAATCATCGCGAGAACGTTTAATATAGATCCCTCACCTCAGTCGCGTAAAACAAATACACTCTATACATCGTTGATTGCAAACGGAGCCACCCAGCGTCAGCGATTCGTAGCACCTTTTCAAGGTGCATGGGGTGGAGCCAGTGGTGGTGCGTCGTATTCAAGCGAGTGCTGTTTGAGCAACAATGCGACAGGAGCCTTCGGTGCCTTCCAGGTGACAATTGACCGAGGTATTGTTCCATACAATGGACGCTCGGTTCAACCCATGAGTGTGCGCATTGTGTCTTAAAGAAAGCATAGGGGAGTATACAAATGCCCGGTGGTTTAATGCAGTTAGTGGGGGTCGGGGCCCAGAATGAGTTAGTCAATGGAAATCCTTCCATGACTCATTTTCGCTCCGTCTACCGCCGTCATACGAACTTTGCAATGGAACAGATTCGAATGCCCTTCACTGCATCCAACTTGGAGTTTTCAACGACAGGCACACGAACGATTTCGTGCCGCATTGATCGTTACGCTCAGCTACTCCATGACTCGTATCTTATATTGACGCTTCCAGACATTTGGTCGCCTCTCAAATATTTGAATACAGCTGTAGCCCCAACAGGCTATGATGCACGTACGAACTCGATTGGATATGAGTTTCAATGGATTCCTAATATTGGATACAACTTGATTGACCATGTCAACTTGACGATGAATGGACAGGTCATTCAATCTCTTCGTGGAGAATGGTTGAAGATGTATTCGTATATGACACACGATGCTAACAAGCGTAAGACTGTGGATCAGATGGTAGGGAATGTGCCTCAAATCTATGACCCAGCACATGCCTATGACCGCAACGGCCAGTATCCTCATGCGATTGCACCGACCGCACTTCCTACCACTGCGCCACAAACCAGGGTGCCTGAACCTTCGATTCGTAGTCGGCAACTCGTGATTCCTCTTCACTTTTGGTTCTGCGAGAATCCAGGTTTGGCACTCCCATTAGTCTCGCTTCAGAACTCAGAAGTGTATATTGAAGTCACTCTGCGTCAGTTGTCGGATTTGTATACAGTGGTCGACACAGACTCAACTTCAACTACTTACGGAAAACGCGTTCGTCCGGTCAACTATCCACTCAGTCTCTTTTTGAGTCCACCCTTGTCGACGGGTCTTCCAAGTAATTCAACGATCACGACTTGGTTTCCAGATCCATACATTGAAGGTAACTTCATCTATCTGACGGAGATGGAAATGAATCAGCTAGCACGAGCCGACCAGACCTTTTTGGTCAAGACCGTTAAGTATGTCAACAAAGAAGGACAGTTTGGCGGCAATACGGATTTGGAGATCCCAATGTTCAACTTGGTGACTCGTATTGTGTTTTCGTCTCAACGCTCCGACCGTATCTTGCTGAACGATTGGGACAACTATACGAACTGGACGACTGTCAACCGTGCACCCTGGTCTGCGATTAGCACCGACGTTGATACTGCATTGTATTCGTCCGGACAACAACAAGTGACTTCAGTCTATCCCCGTGATTCAATGACCGATGGAGTCATTCTGTTTGACGGAAAGGAGCGTATTCAACCCAAACCGTTACCCTTCTTTTCATTGTTGCAAATGTATCGTCATACCACGGGCGAAACGACAGGACTGCCAGGTGTCTATATGTATTCGTTTGCGTTGGAGAATACCTCCTATCAACCTTCAGGCGCTGCGAACGGAAGTATGTTCAACAAAATCATTCTGCGATTGACGCTTCAACAACCTCTTCCTTTATCGTTCACTCCAACCACCTCTTCCACTGTATGCGTGTTAACCTCGACCTTGTTCAGTCCAAATCCAACGATTATTCCAGCAGCGAATGTGAACTTGATTGATGCTCAAACAGGAAAGTTGTTGTATCCTCCTGGAACCATTACAACTGTAGTTCAGACCAATGATAACATCATCTTTACCTTCACTTACAATGTCGGAGTCTATGTAGAATCCATCAACTTCTTCCGCATCGTATCGGGCTTGGGCAATCTTGTATTCGCTTCATAATAATGAGTGGTGTCTACTTGGAATCCGCCTATTATGGCGACGAAAAGAGCTTTGCAAACATCACAAAGAGTTTGGCAAAGAAAGTGGCTGCGGGTATCTTGGACGTTACATCGAACAGTCAACTCAAACCTACCTTTGAATCGGCTCCTGAAACGACGTTGGATTCAAAGGATGAAAAGAAGATACGTGAAGAAGCTGTGAAAGGCTGTGGAGGCGAATCCGATCAAAAGTGTTTGGAAGCTAAGAAGTTACAACTCAGTCAGGAACGACTCAAAGAAAAGGAGATGGAAGACCTTGGTAAGGGTGTGATTAAAGGCGAACGATTGACAGTCAATATTGTCGAGAATGGTAGACGAAGAACCCTGATTACACCTGCAGGTCAGAAGTTTCGGCTTGAAAACATCTTGGGTGACAAGGCGTCCGATAAAGATGCGATTCTAGCCCTTCCCACTCCTTCACAGTTTCAGAGTCGAGCCATTTCATTGCTTACGATTGTGTTGAGTACTTTCATTTATGTCTTTGGAATCGTAGCCGTGTATGCAGTCTTTATGCGTGAAGCCGTAAACACTGGGAAGGATTACTTCCGCATTGTTGGCTATGCAGGTGCAGCTGCTTCAGTCATGTTTCCAGGCACAGGATTCCTCATCATTTTAGCATACTTTGGTTTCAAAGCATTTATGGAGAACATTGTAAAGGAATGATTCAACTCAAATGGCTCATTGCAGGGCTGATTGTAGGACTGTTGATTTCGACCGTCTTGATTCCCCCGACCCGAAAGAAGATCTCGATTCCACGACCGAACGATTCAAGTATCTACCATACCGACTCGGGATGTGTTCGCTTCGTCGCAGTGGAAGTTCCTTGTGTCTCGGAACCAGATTCATTGAACCTACTCGCAAGTCTCAGTAAGAAACAATGATTCACTTCGCCCAAGCCATTGAACGAGGCTCACCCTTCTTCTCATTCATTATTGGACTCGGGATTGCTGCAATCCTCTTTCACCGTAACTATTCCACCGTTCTCACATTAGGAGTTCCTGTGAAGGACACTGTAGACAAGGTCGTCAAGACCGATGGTAAATGCTATCGATACCGCGTGGAAGATGCATCATGTGAAAACACGTCTAATGAATAAACAATGGACGATTCTACCTCTCTTGACGCTCTGTTGAATCCCCAAGGACCACAGTCGCAACCCCCTGTGATTCCGATGCCTAGTAACCAAGCACCCGGTTACTCGACCATGGCACCTTCCTTCAAACCTACATTACCCGCGATGCGCTGGATGGCTTCTTCAGCCAGCCTGTATATTGCCTTCTTCCTTGCAGCCGTTATCATTTCGTTATCGATTCCTCGCAACCTGCTTCTTCAATATGTTCCCAATGCCTACACCGGTTCAGGAGTTGTCAGCTGGACGGGTGCAGGTGTGTTAGGTCTCGGTGCGGTCATCCTTGCACACCTTCTGAATGGGTTTATCTCGAGTATCCTCGGATAAAAACGGATTCTGTTTGGACAAACGATTGGTCCTCCCCATTACAATGCAGAACTTTCCCTCTCACTATTCTAAACTCGAACGCGAACTCTTGACCGACGCTTATCAGGCGATTACAGCCTGTGACCTTTGGGACTGGATGAAGACCTATACCCCAGACAAAGGCTTTGTGTTTTCAAGCCATCCAAATCTTGACCGTATCAATGCAGCTATGAAGTATACTGGACACAGTGGAACTTCATATGGATGGACGATGCGAACCATGGAAAACATTGCTAAACTTGGCTGGGACGAAGCGTTAAACCCACCCTGTCCGTGCCGTAGAGCAAAAGGATTCACCTTTGGTTGGTGCGGTGTAGCCGGTGGAGGTGTGCCTGGTTGCGAGCATTAACGCAACATATAGTACACCCACATGAAGTTCGACCATACACACCATAGCGATCCAAATGTACTATATTGACGATGATTTACATAAAAATAAGCGAAAAGTGCGAGTAGACCTACTACAAGTTCAGTCTTCAATGCAAAGTAAGCACCTATAGACAAACCTATCCAATACGGAAGGGATGTTATGTAGTCAAAGTTCCACATCCAACTGAAATGTCCATCGTCTGCAACGACAAATCGAAGGTCACGCGACCCATACAAGAGTTCATTAATGGCTTGGATAACAAGATATGGGATGACAAAGGAATACTTTTTCCCTTCATAAAAAAGTGCTACAGGTTGGGAAATCAATGCTAGCTTTCCTAGAACCGAGAGGATACGTTCATCGACTGCATCGATCCAACGCAGTCCTTCGATAAGCTGTATCTGAGATACAGCAAATGGAAAGTAGAATGGTTTACCCTGCTGATATAAGAGGATAGAGCACATGATTCCAAAGAACCATGTACCGAACGATACTTCTGCACTGTAACACATGCTTACAAATAAGAAAACAGAATAACACAATGTCCCTCCTCTCGCTGCTGTTTTCACCTACGTATCTTCGTGAACCACCAGCGTTTTTTCATCCTCGCATCTTGGTTGGACCCGGGGTATTTCTGACTCCAGAGTTTGTTGAAAAGTATGGCATTACCCATGTAATCAACTGTGCACAAGATGAGTTCTCTCCTCCATGGTGGAGAAATCGCTATCCATCCAAATACAAGGTCTTGAATGCCATTGATTCGCTACAGACCAACATTCTAGAGTGGTATCCCGAGTTTGAAGCTACATTGCATCAGTTCTTACGAGAGGGAACGGGAATGGTCTATGTCCATTGCCAAGCGGGTATGAATCGTTCTGCATCTCTTGCGCTGGCGTATACCTGTAAGAACTTGGGTATGGAGTTTGGACAGTTAGTGTCTTCGGTGCGTCGTCAACGACCCTGTATTCTTCAAAATCAAGTCTTCATGAAGCAAGTGAAGGAGTTTGTAAATGGACGTCTTCAAGATTCGGAAAACACGGGACAACCCCACTACGTCTATCGCGACCGGTACGCTCGATTCTTTACACCAGGGAATCGTACAAACGCTCAAGGACTCCAAAATCAAGCAGGAGAGTCTGAGGGAGGAACTAGACAGTTTACAAACGGAAATATCTCGCCTGTGTTCTACGAATGATATTAACGACATTGTGAAGGCTAATCACCTGCATGACCGCATTCGTGAGATTCAAGACGAGTTGGAACACGCACAACCTGTGGAAGAGTATTACTTGAAAAACATGGACTTGCTAGACGAGTATTACAAGAAGCAAGATACCTCGGTCAACGCTCCTATTTTGCAGTCCAAGGATGCCAATACCTTCCTCAAGTTTTTCAGCGCATCGGTTCCCTCTGAGAATGGTCTGTCGCGCAAGCAGATGTTTGATGAGTATGTTCAACGCATGAAGTTGTCCAGTGGTCCCGAGGTCGTTCAGTTATTGACCGAGCATTGCGTCCAGTGTAATGTTGCGCGAGAGGAAATCAGTTCAGAAGGTATTTTAGTCTGTCCTCGTTGTGGCTCCGAAGAGTATGCGTTGGTTGTCTCAGACTTCCCGAGTTTCCGTGACCCACCGAAGGAACGCAACAACTATGCGTACAAGAAGATTAACCATCTCAATGAAATCTTGAACCAGTTTCAAGCCAAGGAATCGACCATCATTCCCGAAGATGTCATGAACGAGGTCATCATGGAACTCCGCAAGCGCCGAATCCAGAACATTGCAGATTTAACGGAAGAGGATATACGTCATATTTTGAAGAAACTCAATCGTTCTAAGTATTATGAGCACAGGGCCCACATCCTCTCTCGACTCAATGGAAATCCACCTCCCACCATTACTCCCGAAATTGAAGAGAAAATCCGAGCCATGTTTCAAGATATTCAAGCTCCTTTTCTGCTTTACTGCCCGAACGACCGCACGAACTTCTTGAGCTACTCGTATATCCTCTACAAGTTCTTCGAGCTGTTGGAGTTGGACGAATACAAAGTCTTCTTTCCGTTATTGAAATCACGAGACCGATTGATCGCCCACGACCAAATCTGGAAGAAAATATGCGACTACCTGAACTGGGAATTTATTCGGAGTGTATGAATAAACAATGTCTTCGATGGATTATCAAAGAGCTGTGGAGCGCGGGGAAAACCTCGATGATGAGATAAAAAGACAGGATAAAGATATAGCCGCGAAGAAAGCTGCCCGTCAGCCCATCGTTAATACTCCTGTCGCCGTTCCTAGTTCTATTTGCTTCGTAGCAGACGAGAACGAGAAAAAACAATACGTGTGTCCGGAATGTAAAGCCGTAGAAGGCGGATCGGCACGCATCATCACTCATAATTTTAACTGCAAAAATAAGGGTAAAGAATACTGTCAGAAGGGCAGTAAACGCAGTCGCACCAAGAAGTCCAAGCGTAGTAAGTCACGAAGCAAAAAGGCGCGTAAAACTCGTCGCAGCAATAAGTAAATGTCACTGCGTGCAAGGGTTGATGACTTCTGTAAGACAGCCACAGGGCTTGGAAAGAAGATTGAGACATTGGAGTTTGAGATCAAGACCCTTAAAGAGAAGTTGAATGCTGCAAAAACTGTCAAGGCAAAACCGACTTCGGCTCCGAAGAAGACTCGCAAGGTGAAGAGTGTCAAGGCGGTTGCGGAACCAATGAAAACAACACGCACGAAGATGACGGATGAGGAGAAGGCGCAACGAAAACGTGAGAGGGAAGTAGCAAAGGAACTTAAAAAACGAGAGGAGATGGGTCTTCCTCCAGTAATGTAAAAACTCAACTACCTGGAGTGGGAGGTCAGTTTAAATACTCATCTCCAGCACGGACCGCACGAATCGCATTGAGTCCACTTCCAACCGGTTTGTTCCTTCGTTCAAGGACTTCGATTCTTGAACGAAGACTTGCAACTTCTTGGATAAGTTTGGATAGTTCTAGTCGCTTCAGTTGTGCAGTAATACCGTTCGTAGTTCGACTCACTTCTTTGGCTATTTTAGAGGGGGGTATTCCTTGTTTAACTCGTAGTAGGATGTAGTGGGATTCACCGTCATACCATTTCTTTCCATGTCGTTGAGGGAGCTGCATTTTTAGGGGGAGGTCTAAACGACCAGGCAAAAATAAATCCGTTTTTACCTGGAGTGCTCTCGATGAATCACGCGGAGGTTGCGAAGATGTTGGAGCTTTTCATAGAACCAGTACTGGCATAGCATATGAGGTGCGAGTCCTGCTTCGTAACACATCAACACTGGAACAGAATTGGATTTGGGAGAGAGAACGCGTTCGTGAAGCATACGATAGACTTCAATCGTGAGTTCGGGAAGAAGGTGTTCAATACGACGTTGACGCATGAAGGGTGCACCAAAGGCGTCTTGGGAGTAGGGATGTTGGAGAACATCGTAAATGAGGGCTAAGCACTGTTTACAGGGTTCCATTAGACTTCATGGATTTATTCAAAGTGATTCCGTTTTAAGTAAAGAGTCACATAACTCGTAGCCAAGACAGTTCCAAAAAACCAAACATCATTCGATGTCCATCTAAACCCAGTATCCCAATCACCTAGTGTGTATTTTGTAAGCAGTGCAGTCAAGAGTGGAACTACGATGATTGTAGGAAAGTTTGAACGGTTTTGAATCATTGATAGTCCAAGTGTCACCAAGACTACAAACAAAAAGGTCCGTATCATTACGTATCTATCGATATGTTTTTCATTCTATGGGTGCGGTGTCGACACGTAGACTTTCTGTCTTTAAGATGACTTCGGCTGGTTTAGGTTCGGTCAGAAACACATTCGTCAACACATGTTCAACTTCCATCATAGCAGTCTTGACTTGAATCATGTCTTGTTCACACTCGTCCCATTTGCCCCAGGGATACCAAATCGTGTGATTGTATTGGTTGTGGTAGTAGAACGTCAAGATAGGTTGTCCAGTCCAGGACGTACCCATACTGACGTTGGCGAGGGAAGGAATGTGGAAGACTTGTTGGTGGATGCGAACGAAGCGAGGCATTATACCTTTCAGACATTTGTTGGGAGGATTTCCGTTTTTACGGCTTGGATAACGCGATAATCCATAGATACCCAAAGGAAGGGATCATGTGGAGTATCATGTGCCATCGAGTTGCAACTGTGCAGTCTGAATCCCATGCGAAACAACGATAGTATCGTCCAAAGTGATATAACACATTTCCAGTGACCACTAAGAGTGAAAGAGGAGCCAAGGAGTATGGAAGTCCTCGAAAACTCATGAACGATGCAATGGTCATATTCATGTACACAAGGAATAGGTCTACAGTGAGAAGAGATGGATATCTAGGTTTAGTAGCGTGCCAGAGAGTGGATGTTACACACAAGGACATACACCACAAACCTGCAAGAACTTCACGTTTGTATAGAAGTGCTATAGCAGGAAACGACAATACTAGACTGGATGCCACTAGGTAAGGATTTGAAGCCATTGAAAAAAGAGTAGGTTGGGGCGATTACCGTCCGTTTTTACAACAGTTTAGCTCGCTCCCTCATCCAGAGTTCAATTGGAATGTGTGGCATCAACCATTCACAGACTTCACCCACATCCGGTCCATCTTCATGTACGTGGTCGGTAACGAGTTTCTCGACACGCCAGAGGACTGCACTTTCCGAGCGTTTGAGTTTGTCGGCAACCTCGAGAAACGATGCCTCTCCTCGTCGTAGATAACGGATGAGTGTTCGTTCTTCTGCAATCGTCCAGGGTTTGTTCTCCCTATCCGTAGGGTGAGCGTGTTTGAACTCTTCGAGTTCTGCGATGCGTGCATAGAGTTGTGTGAGTTCAGTGTCAATGGGGTTCATTGTATAGAAAAAGGAATACTAGAAGTAGGAGCTTCCGTTTTCTAAAAAAATAAGCACTCTTAATAATGACAACTCCTGACTACGGACGCGATACTCACTTAGTTAATATAACCCTTAAAAACTTTAGACCAGTTATAGGAAGTTTATATTTTCATGGACTCAGTTTTCATTCATTACCACCCTTTCCTAAAGAACTTAGTTTTCTTCAGATTTCACAAAATGAAGAACTAACTACATTACCAGCTCTTCCTGAAGGACTTCGATCATTTAGATGTCATAATAATCCAAATCTTACTACTATTACAGGACTTTGTCCAGAAGGAATTAAGAATGCACCTGCAGATTACGTATTTGCAAACTGCCCAAAGCTTAAAGTTCAACCAAATCCTGGTGAAACATGTGGTGAGTTTTTTCGACGATTTATGATGGCTGAAGCAACTGGAAAAAAGGCAACCGATCAGGCAATTCGCGATGTCTATGAAGAAAAGACAGGTCAGTCTTCTACTCCAGGAACGGGTCCAGTGGATCATATTCGTAGGTTTTTAGATGTTCAACCAAAAGGTAGAGGTCGTAAGACGACACGAAAGAGTAAAAAGCGTCGAAGCACTCGTAAGTCTAAACTAACTCGCTCGCGTTAAGTCGACGGCTCCATGCGAACAACCAAAGTCCAGACCGTTCACATTTTTCAATCACTTTGGGTGTGAGCTTTGTGCGGTCACGAGTCGACATCTGTTGATTGAGGTGTATGAGTCTATCCCACAAGTCGTTGGGTGTTAACTTGGTCTCTTTCATCAGACGATGAAACTCGTCAAGAATCATATCCGAGTTGAAGTTCGGTGCATTGGGTCGTCCTGTACTGACTTTGGCGAGTTTGAACTTTGCACAGAAGGCGTTCCGCATTTCAATCAAGTCACCTGTGTCAATCCCAGTCTCTTCCGACACATAGAGTTCAGGTACAGAGACAGCTTTATTCAGTCGAAGGAACTCGGCTTTCACACTCTCGTCGGTCGCGTCCCATAGAATGTCGACGAGAATGGGATGCATGCCTTCAAGTCCAACTAACGCCTCACGACGATGATTGGATTCGTAGCATACCAGTTCTTTATTGATGCATGCAAGGTAGAGCATACCATCCATGCGTTTGGACTGGTCCATGAATGCACGGATTTCAGCAATACGCTGTGTGTCCGGTGGTCGATTGTGTTTCCATCGCTTGATAGGGAGTTCGTTGAAGATTGAGTACGGAACCCAGTAGGTGTAGTGGTTGTTTTGGGTAACACCATAACAATTCTCTGCAAGGTATTTCTGTAAGAGGTGAGCCATGAAAAAAGGGTTTCAGGTGGGTTGGAATCCGTTTTAGAGTTGTTTTATCTCAATTGAAGGTTGTTTACGTTCGGCTCGTTTTATCTTTCCATTCGAAACATCTTCAATGTAAATCTTTGATAGAGCAACCCCTCGTGATACAGCTGTGTAAGCGATCTCCCAAGACATTATGTGTGTTTCATGAATAACGAAATCTTCATGAATCGTAATACCTTGACTCTTATGAGCTGTAATCGCAAAGGAGTAGTCAAAGATTGCACAGAAGTCTTCCCATCGTAGAGAAACTACCCTATTACCCTTCTTCAATGTAATGATTTCTTCATTGATATCGATAGCTTCAATGATCCATGTCTGCGTCTTGTAGATATCGTTCCATTTATCCGTACCCTTATAGGCCATTACAGGTAATCCAATACACACAGGAAACTTATCAATATTCACTACCTCGGCTTTATGTTCACTTACCCATCGCTCAAAACACTCTGCATTAAGAACACTTCTCAAACGATTTGTGAATGTGATGTGTTTCCATACCAATGGAATCGGTGCTTGATGTTGCCAAGCGGATAGTCTACCAGTGTTCTTAAAGTTAAGCAGTGCATTATAGAGAGGTCTGTCGTATCTAGAAAATCCTTCTTTGTATTGCATCTCAATAATCGTATTACCACACATTTCTAGGAACAATGGGTTTGTATGATAATGTATCCAATCATCTGTAGGGGCAGGGCACTGATCTGGATCTCCAAAGCATATAACTCTAAACCCAAATGTTTCCCAGGCCTTGATGAGCATGTTCATGTATGAAGGTGGGAGCATTGTGAACTCTTCGAGAATAACTAGATCGTACTTTCCAAGATTTTCATAGTGTGAACTACATAACTCTGGGTCCCAGACTGCACTAGTAAATGTACATGGGTTTGCGTATAATATACCCCGAGCACGCAGGTTTTCAGTTGCGGCATGAGTTAATGCAGTTACCAGTGTATTGCTATGTGGATTCTGATTTACGATTTCAAGCAGTTCAGTCGACTTTCCACATCCCGGCATTCCTCGAACAAGGGCGTTCTGAGTTTGTAATACTTGCTTATAGCGTTCTGTTTCGGTGTCCTTGATGTATGTGATAGGTGAACGAATCAGTCTATATATAGGTCTGCTTGTTTGACTAAAAGAGACACTAACATTCTGTTGATCGTTTTCAATGAGTTGTTGACAGACTAGATGTCGTTGTAAAGGTAGATACCCTCTTTCTGTATGAGTTCGAACATCCTCTTTGATGTTACGTTTAAACTCATCTTTATCAGTAACATAACTACCGAGGAGATTGGAAGTAATATGCTTGTTTGCAACAATCACATAATGGATGTCTGACATTATAATGTAACCACATAGCAGTATGTACTTAATGAAGTTGAGGGGATAAAAGCCGTTTGGAAACCACGTTGTATCATCGTTCATTTTGAACCTCACCGATACATAGTATTCTCCTTGAAGGAGGTCCAATGGAAGAAGACCAGTATCAAGTGGACGAACGTGATCAAAAGGACCAAACACATTCATGTCTTCATCTGTTGGAATCGAATATGAAACATTGTTCTCTATTTCTATGGGATAGGTATCGTAGATATATCTTAGTTCACTATTGTACTCACTCTTAAGTTTTCCAAAGGTCTCATTCCACTCCATCTTCTATGGAAAAACCTAGCTAGAAGGTTCTAAATCCGTTTTTAGAACGACCTCGACCTTCTGATTGTGACGATGTCGTTGTACTCAGGATGAATCCAGAATCCATGGCGAAAGGTCATGACTCCTTGACGTTCCTCAAGGTCTTTAATACTTCCGAATCGATGGTAGTTTCGGATGATGATTGTGCCCTTGGTGAACAGTCGTTCCAATGCCCATGCAGTAAACATGTCGTCCGTCGGTTCCAACGGTGAACGTTGAGGAGGTTCAGGTTCCTCCTCCACTGAGGATGCGTGGTCTAAGTCGTAGAGGGCTTCAGATACATTTCCTTCATTCTCACGAAGAGCTACTATTGCGGAACTACGACTCACGCGTGCAAAGCTCATGACTTCATCTACATCGCTTTCCAAGACTGAAATGCCGTTTCCAATGTGGATGCGTGGCGAGCTTTCGCCATGAAAGATTGTCATACGCCGACCTGGACGAGCATCGATTTGCACGACGTGAGGTCTATGAATCCATTGGCTGATATATTGGTCTAGTTGTCCGGTGTCTGTATTCTGTCTCACTGGAAAGTCGTCTGGAATAGGTTTCGATACAAGTTCAGTCTCGCCGAGTTGTTTGCGGCATAAGGGGCAGGATGCAGTGGTCTGGGTTGTCCATCGACCAATGCATGCAGTATGGAAGGTATGTGCGCACCCTAAGGTGCAATGGCCTGTAGAGGCAGTAATGGTTTCGAAGCAAATTGAGCAGTCTTCCATTGTATAGTTGGGGGGGAATCCTAGACTATTGGACTTATACAATCCGTTTTAATGAACACGGACCTTCATGAAGTATGGACATACTCCGCAAACATATCGATTCGTTACCCGAACCTCAACGACGTGCACGAGTCAACGAGTTCATCCAAATCTTTCAGCAAAATAACCTTCCACCGATCGCACAAGCGTTCACAGGACTGAAAAACTGCTATCCTACCTTTCCATTCTTCAAACCCGAGCGAGAGTTTAGAGAGTATTTGGCATGGTCCGACTTGTATGACTTTAATCATCACCCATTGGTTTGTCAGTTGGCTCAGCGGTTTTCGGCTTGATTGCAAACTTTGCGTAGTAGCAGTCTTCGCATTCCTTTCGTGTCATGAGCGTCTCTGAGCCGCAGTAGCACTTTTTTTCATTGGTGATGAGTGTTTTCATTGAACAGGGTAAGCATACGCCATCGAAGGAATCCATGTCTTCGATCTGGAACAAGTCGCCACAGTCGTCGCATTGGGCTGTCTTGCATTCGCCAGGTAGAGTGTTGCGGTGAACAGGGTCGCAGGTAGGACAGTCTGCGAATGCACAGTGATAACTCTCTGATAAGCATCCACCAGGTTCCATGTGGGCTCGCTGTCCGAGTGAGTTGTGTTGACAACCGAGGCACGACGGAGGTAAACATTGGTAGTCGCGGTCTTCGACGGTGTGACATAGGTCTTCGACAAGCTCTTCGACTGCATAGACGATATCCTCTTTGCATGGTTGATTGTGTAAGAGTTGTATGTGCTCGAACTCGAAGGTATTGTTGCAGAGTTTGGAGAGTTTAGACCACGCGTTTTCGCATCGTAGTTTGAACTCTTCGTTGGTTTCGGACCACGCTACTCTCTGTATCATGTGTTTTTTACAGAAAGTATCGTAGGTCAGAGTGTGTGTGAAGGATTGATAGGTGAAGGTGATAGACATTTTGTTTGGAGGGGGAAGTCTAGATCCCTGACCGATTAGAATCCGTTTTTACGCGTTCCCCTGCGTTGCTTTGAACGACGAGTTCCACCCCTACTTGAATTGATCCGTGTAGCTATGTTCTTCAATTCATATGCCTCCTTCTTTAACGCACGTGCTTCGTCAAGCTTGCCGCTTTTCATCAACTTTGTCACTTTCTCATCTATCTTTTTCCCCTTCTCAAGAATCGTGTCTACCATCTTTGTTTTATGAGTTTTGATGTCATTTTCTGTGTCGTTCGTATTATAACCCTTTTCCTTCTCACGTGCAAGAGTTTTCTCTTTAGCTTCAAGTTTTGTATACAACGCGTCTAACCACTTCTTCATTTATAGTCTGCGGAGAGTTTTCTTGGAGCCTCGCTTTGCACGACGAGTTCGACCGCCCTTCTTAACCTTGTCTTGCAAAAATCGAAGTTTTGATTCAGCTGTTTCCAACGCTTTCAAGGCATTGATTGCAGGGATTGCTCGTTTTTCCCTGTATTTCTTGCTTGCACGATTTTGTCTAACCCACTCCTCAATGTTTTTGTCATTCATATGACCATACCCTAACTCCTTGAATTGAGCCTCGGTAGGTTTGGCTTTTTCATACTTTTCTTTCGCAACTTCAACCGCCTTCTTGGCTTTTTCAAGTCTTGATTCCAAAGTAGGCATTTATACTGTTAAGAGAGTTTATTGCTTGAGCAGTCCATGTTGAATGAACTGGTGGACTATCGCAAACACAATAGCATGTGTGGCAGCCTGGATGGTGAAACTTGAACCTGGTGGTAGTGAAAGCAAAATACCTGGGGTCAAGACGAAGAAGAGAATCGCAGTGGTGAGCAAATATGTATAGGACATTTTATTATTAGGAATGGAAAATCTTTAGAACTCCATGAGGCAGGGTCCATCGGTTCGAGTTTTGTCGGGGCATTGTTTATTGACAAAACCCTCCTTGGAAAAAACCGCAGAAGGGCCTCCGCGGTTGCCCGGAACACACTTATCGGGTCCAGACACACACCCTACACCTGGACACCAAACATAGGACCCAGGACAGGAAGGGCTTACGGCTTTACCCGCCATGAAGAAGACTATGAGTGCAAGGACTGCTACGACGAGGTATCCACTCCACTTGGGAAACTTCATTTGTATCTTACAGGAGTTTCTTCTTCGGACACGTGTTACACCCGGGCTTCTCTTCGCCACTTGGAAGGGTGTACCACAAATACATAAAGAAGACAACAAACGCAAGTAAGACGAGCCAGGTAGTCATTTATCTTCCCAAAACAGAATGTTCTCAGGAAATAATCCCGAGACCTGCCCCGATGGATTCAACCCCCAAACCTGAAATCAATGTCGATGACCTTGATTGTCCCTCTGCTTTACAACTACAACGAATACTTGACTTTAAGAAGCGGTTTCCTAAACTCACACACCGAGATAAACGACGTATCCGATACATCTTGACCAAGTTCAGAGCGAAACAAAAGAAGATGTTGGACGAAGCCTACGATGACCCTGACTACGACGACCCTGACCCTTACGATGAAACCTACTTGTTCTACTGCTTTACAGGCACATTGGAAGATTAAAGTAATGGGAATCCCGTATTATGTGGCGTCACTGTTACGGGTGCATAAACACATTCAACGCCGTCTGGTCAGTGGATATAAGGTCGACCTTTTTGCTATTGATTTCAACTGCTTCATTCACCACGCACTCAAAGCCGAGAACCCCATCGGGAGTATCGTAGTTGCGTTTCATGAGCTGATGAAGACCGTGGAAGCAAAACAAGTCTACATTGCATTCGATGGATTAGTCCCGTATGCAAAGATGGTTCAACAACGCTATCGTCGTATGCGAAACGGAGAGCCAGGTGACTTTGATAAACATCAGATTTCCCCTGGAACTCCTTTTATGAAAAAGTTGGCACAAGCACTGCGATTTGTGTTTCCCGAAGTGATTGTGTCGGATACTTTGGAACCTGGTGAAGGAGAACACAAGGTCTTTCAATGGTTACGCACTCAACCTCCTTCGTCTGTGTGTATCTATGGATTGGATGCCGACTTGGTCTTGATTGCGTTAGCACAAAGTCATTTGGGTGACATTCATCTCTTTCGTGAATCCGAAGAGGGTGGACAAACGTTACTGTCGATTCGTGAACTGGAAAAGGTGTTGCCGGTGGAGAAGGATGTCTTCATCAAACTGAGTGTCATGTGCTTTGGCAATGATTTCATGCCGAATCTAGCGATGTTTTCGTTACGCGAGAACGGATACACTCGTGCGCTTCATTACGCAGACCGTAACGATGCCGACAAGGATGAACTGAAAACCCTCGTGAAGTGCGCAAAGGGTGTGAATCGACACATCTTGTCACCCGATGGACACGCACTGGAACAACGCATGTCCGTTCACTTAATGGATGGAGTCTTGGATTGGGAACCTGTGTGTCGAGCGTTTTGGAAGACCTTCGAGTGGACCCATCATTATTTCACGACCTCCGAGGTTCTGGACTGGGAATGGGTGTATCCCTATCCAGAAGCACCTCTGCTTCAAACCTTGGACGACTTTGAACGCCCTACTGAGTTTACCTGGGAGCATCCAACTCCAACCATGACAGTGGAGGATCAGTTGCGGTTTATTTTACCTGAAGCCAGTTTACTCAAAGCAGGTTTAACTCCAGTGTTTCCAGATGAACTCTACGATGAAGAGAAAGAGTCTCGCCATCCTTGGTTGCGTCGTTTTGCGTGGGAATGTGACCCGTGGGTGTCGTTGCCTCACGGCACACTTACCTCCGTAAGCGAAATCCATTGGCTGTGAGTTTGAATCCTGCACTTCCTGTTTTGCCTAGAAAGATAGGACGCTGAACTTGGGTTTCGTTAGTTCGTTCCAATGCATCTTGTGGAAGTACCACGATCTCGGGTCGGAGTTGAACTTCAAAGTTCGTATCGCGTTGACTGACATACTCGGTTTCAATACGTTTCATTTCTTGAATCTTCTTGAGAACGACAATCCCATTGATATCCTGAACGACCTTCCAATGACGAGTAATATGAGCAAGGTATGTATTACGATATTCGCGTGCATGACGAGTCTTCACAACGTTACGAAGTGTCGCAAGACACTCCTCCATGGATGAATAAATCGGTTTGTGAATGCGTCGGTTCACTGCATTGTGGGCTCGAAAGGTGAAGATTGCAAAGTCTTGCCGAGAGTTCAACATTCCCGGGAAGTGAATCCGATAGTTGTTCAATAAGGTTGTGAAGTGTTCTTTACAACTCGGACATGTAATCGAGTCGCGAAACAAGTCAAGCCACGACGTCATCAGCTCTCGTTCAGCGGTTGTCGGGTTTTCAGAATAGGCACATGCAGTCGAATGAAGGGTTAACCATCCCAGTGGACCCCATATGGATGTCATTGTGTATCCTTAAGAAATCATCCCCGCTTCTTGAGCGTCCGAGTAAATCTTGCGAACAATCTTGTCGGGTGTG